AGCATGGGAGAAAGTATATTTATGTAATGGAGATCATGGTACTCCTGATTTAAGGGGACTTGCTGTTGTTGGTGCAATCACTGATATGGGAGGTGGAGTTCTTGAATCAAATGTTTTAGGACTTACATACACATTAGATGATGTAATAGGTGAATCTACTGTAAAACTTGATGATACTACATTACCCTCACATAAACATACAGCTACAGCAACTGATGCAGGACACACTCATTTTGTAATTAAAAATAATACTGATAATACTTATAACTTAGTATCAGCAAGTAATACTCTTAAAACTGAAAGTTATGCAGATGCTGCATATGCTTATACATTAAGAGGAGTAGCAGGGCCTGCTGATGTAGGATTATCAAGTAGTGGGCAGGCTAATGTATCAGTAGCAGTTAATAATTTTGGAGGAAGTGGATATCATGAAAATACTTCTCCTGCAAGAGTGCTTTACTATATAATGTACAAACCATAATATGGGAATTGAAGGTCCTTATCCCTGTGAGTGGTATTTCCTGCCATTAAATCCTGCTTGTAGCACAACTTCTTCTACCAGCACTACTACAACTCTTATCCCTGTAGTTACCTGTCTGAATTACCTAATGTATGTTTATCCGGATGCTGAACCTGCTACATTAGAATTTGAGAACTGCGATAATACAGAATCCTCTATTATCATTGTATACCCAGGAGTAACAGCTTCCTTCTGTGCAAAGATAGGGACAGTACACATAACAGGACATGCACAAATAAGTGTAATAGGAGTATGTCCTACAACAACATCAACAACAAGCACTACATCTTTAACCACTACTACATCAACTACAGGAATTCCTACAACTACAACTACCAGTACAACTGAAGAAGAAATTACAACCACAACAACAACATTATGTTATAGACCAGAAGGGTTAAGTAATACATACATGCTATATTATTTAAGTGGTGACGATCTTGTACCACCGGGATATCATTTCTTTGGAGATAGTCCTTGGATAGATGTCTGTACATTATGGCAGGACTTTGTTACAATAGGAGTTATTACTGGACATCAGCTTGGGGCAGGAGCTTTTCCCATACAATATAATATAATAGAAATAGGACAATATATGTATAAAAACTTTGGATTAATATATCCTAATTCATGTGAGACAATTCAGGATGGAACATATATAGCTTCCTCAACTGTACAAGCAACTGAAATACAAGAGTTAACCGAAGTAGCAATTGTAACAATAGTGTCAGGATATATTACAAGTATAAATACATGTTATGCACCAACAACTACCACCACTACCACAATTATTTAAAACCAACATCCAATGATAACCGTACTAATAACATTAACAGTAGCAGGAGCTGATACAGGCCCTACATTTGATTTATTTTCAGATGTGGATGGTTATCTCTCTGCATTTGAAACAGAGGTTCCTAAGGCTTCTCTGTTAGCAGGATATACAGCTGTTGTAGTTCCTAATGGTACAGAAACAATAAAGATAGTGGCACACAATGGTGTATGTCAGCACACATTATCTCTTTCTATTACCACTACTACCACAAGTACAAGTACTTCTACATCTACTTCAACCACAACTTCTACTACCACAGAATATCCTGGTCCATTTGAATATTATACAGTACAGGGATATATATGTGATGGAGCAACTTGTACAACTAATGGTGATATAGGAAGAATTGCTAATTATCCAATTGGCACAGGACTTACAATAGGTAATTTTTATGCTGATACAGAAGCTCATCATATACCTTTCTACATTTTTGAAATACTCTCCATTCCTGTAGATCAAACATCTCCAGGATGGATAGTTAATTTTGGTAGTGCAGCTGGAACAGCAAGTTGTGATGGTTATTGCAATGCATAATGATAAAAAGATTCAACTTTTGTTGGCTTTAGTTGGACTCTTTTTGCTGCCAGGGAACTAAAAATCTCTGGCAGTTTTGCTAAACTCTAATTAAGTTCATTAGAGTGAATAACGAGATTGATTAATTTTATTTTGAAAATCCAAAAGAATAGTTATATCTTTACAACACCTTAAGCAAACTTAATAAAATGTCAATATTACGCAAATTAGTTTCTGATATTCGTGGTATGCATAAATTAATAAGTACTGATGGGCTTATTACAGACCGCATAATAGCTTCGGAAATTAGAAATAATACCCTACTCCTTGTGAAAAGGGAAACAAACCTCAGAAAATTATGGAGTACAGATAGCATTTTTACCACAATATCTTGTTTGGAAATGATTGAGGTGCCTATTTCAGAGTGTTGTGAGTATGTAGATCCCTGTTCAATAGCGAGAAGTAAATATAAACTCCCTAGGATTGCTGAAGGAAACTATCAGTATGTTATTCAGGGAGTTTATTCAATTAATATAATGAGTGGAAAAGGAAAGAAATTGAAAGAGATAAGTATCAACAGGTATGTAAACCTCTTAAAACTTCCCTTTGTAAAGAATGAAGAATACTTTTGGATTGCTAATGATTATCTGTATGTTACTAATCCAATGGTAAAAGCTGTTAGAATGGCAGCTTTCTTTGAAGAAGATATTCCAAATGAATTAATGTATCCTGATTGTAATTGTGGTCCAACAAAGGTAACAGATGAAGATTGGTGTAAGAATCCTCTGGATAAAGAGTTTGCTCTTCCAGGTTATCTTGAGAAACAAGTATTAGAGCTTACCTCTCAGAAACTAATGTCTACCTACTTTATGTTGAAGCAAGATTTGACTGAGAATAACAACGATGATGAGATACCACTTGGAAGACCTTCTACATCAAGAGGAAAAACCAACTAAAACTATATCGTGAGAAGACACATTGATTGGCGAAGCTCTAGTAAGCAGAACTATGAAGAGTTTTGTGACAAGCATCCAAGCATAAAACTTACATTTGATGAATGGCGTTCTATAATCTACACCTTTAATGAATCATTTAAGGAGTATATTTTAGAGACAGGTGAGAAAGCTAAATTCCCCTTTGGATTTGGGGAATTTTCTATTAATAAGAAGAAGCGAAAGAAGGTAATGCTTATCCCAAAAAGAATTAATGGTGAGATGAAAGAAGTAGAATTCATAAACCTTGCAATAGATTGGCCTAAGACAAGAGAAAAACACAAACTCATATATAATTTCAATTTCCATACAGAAGGATATTTCTTTGGATGGATGTGGTTCAAAAATACAGCAAGAATAAAGTTCTCAGAAATGTGGTATTTTAAACCCTCAAGAGCAACATCAAGACTTCTTGCCCATTACATAAAAATAAATCCTAAGTACCAGCAAATCTATCATGAATGGAAGGGTTATAATGAAAAATAAATAAAAACACCATGTCATACTATTTCAAATACAACTTTATTAGTCCGGAGGGAATTTTTGCTACCGTTCAAGAGGAATTGAAGGCATATTATGATACAGGAGCTGTAGATTCCCTACTCTTTCCACTCTATCTTAATAAGTGTCTCAATAAATTAGGGAAAGCAACTTATTCCATAGCTAATGATATTCTCTATATAGAGGATTTTCAGGCAAGGCTTCCTGATAATTTCTATGGTGTAAGGGAAGCATGGATGTGTACAGAGATAGATGGTTATCCATATCAGACAGCTAATTCATTTTATTCACAGGCAGCATCAGCCACCACTATTCAGATTGCTCCTATGATAATGAATGGAATATCATGCAATAATCCTGAATGTACAAATGGATGTCCTGAATGTATGCCTACAATTGTACAGGCTGTATATAAGACTAATAATGAAATAGCAAGAAGCTATACAAGACATTATCTTCTTAAGCCAGGAAATATTTCTGTAAGACAGCAATGTGATGTAGATTATATAGATGATTGGCAGAGATTTGCACAACAAGTTCCTTATTCTTCAACCTATGACTCCTTTGATATAAGGGATAATAAGTTTGTTACCAATTTCAGAACAGGTGTTGTTAATTTAGTTTTCTATGCTACAGATTATGATGAAAGTCAGAATCAGCTTATTCCTGATAATTTTCGCATAAAAGAGTACATTGAACACTTTCTTAAATATAAATGCTTTGAAACACTTACTAATCAGACTAATGATGAGACTTTTAATCAGCTTCAGCAAAAGATGATGTATTATAAGCAACTCTCTGATGAAGCATATATAATGGCTGAGCTGGAAATCAAAAAACAGACA